TATTTTTTTCTGGAGTCGTATACCATCTAATTTGCCCCATATGTTCGATTGGATCTACACCAGTCAATTCACTTAATTTAATTGGTGAAACTAGTGTTTCTTCATAGGTAACGAAGCGGCACAGAATTTCGCGTTCAAATCGTTCATTGCCGATTTTCTCTCGCCACATTGCTGCCCAGGCATCATCCCTCTCAGGATGCTCATACCAATATGCCCTGAATGCTTTGAATCCATTTATTCCTACTCCATTAGGTAAAGTATTACCCAATTCATCTTCAGTTTTATTTGCCGCATTCCATGTTTCCGCAAATAAATCATCAGAGTTATTCGGTGTTGAAGTAATAATAGCCTTACCACCAGTAGCCGCTAAGGTAAGACTGCAAGATGTCCACATTTCTCTAGCAACTTGCTGTCTTTTAACAAACGCGAGCTCATCAAGGTATAAGATGTTTATGCTCATACCTCGACCAGTTGTTTCAGTTGTTGTTTGTGAAGCAATTTTTGAGCCATTATCAAATACAATACTCTGCTTATTATATTCCGTTATTCCGGCACGTATAAAATCGGGCATATTTTCATATCCAAATTTTATACGTGACATAATTTCTGAAGCGCCGGTAAATTTATGGGCTGCAATAAGAATTGTCTGGTCACTTATAAACATTGCGCACCACAATAAATATCCAGCAGCAGTGACTGTATTATGACTAAGAATATCGTTGGAATAAAATCTATGATTTTGACTATCCACAGTAATATCAAACATATTTTCGGATTCATTGCATGAAAATATGTTTTTAGTTTTTTGCAGGCCAAATTTTGTTTGAATTAATTGATTATTTTGTATATCTTTTAAAAATATTTCATTCATATTTTCATCGAAAACAATATGTGTATCGGCAGCATCCAATGCGGTATTTTCTAATTCAAGATGCCATTTTTCATAAGGAACAGTTTTATTAATAACAGATATAGGTTCCCACCCGGAATCCGTTTCAATCTCCCATTCATCGGATTCGATGGTATCAACGAATTTTCGTTCTATTTGTTCAGAAAAGTTAGACATTGTCGAAGCACCATATCTTTATTAGTTTTAAAATCATGTTCGGCTACATGTAACACTTCAAATCCCATATCGTTAATTGCTCTATCCCGAGCTAATTCTCTAATAACACTTGTTTTTGCATCAGAATGCCAATAAGAATCATCATATTCTATTTTTCTAGAAAAATATTGGTCATCATTATACGCCTTACTACAAGATATATTACAAAATCGTTTAATAATCCTACCTTCAATTTCTTTATTACAATATTCGCAATTCTTTTTATATTTTCTTTGTGAGTGTTCTTTCCCCAGGCTGTCTATACTCACTGATATCTGGTAAGTCTGTTCCGGCCCGCTTTGCAAATTCATATTCATAAAATACTCCTATAGGAATAATATATACTTCTTTCTTTTTATTCCTTATAGTTACATTTATGCTAGCCGTCAAACATTTGCCTGATTGCCGAGGAAGTAACGAAATCGACCACCTGTTATTGTGGTATACATCAATTAACTTGTCTTGATAAGAATATGGTTTATATTTAATTTTTCCTTTGCACTGAACATAAAAATAATTAGACAAAAAATAATGTGGGCCCGTTACAGGATCTGCGCATTTTGCAAATTCTTGCAGTTGCTCGGGAGTATAAGACATTTTTTGATGAGGTTTTTTAATTACAGCGGATTCCAAATAACTACTCATTTTATACCTGCTATTACTTTAGCTTCTTCGCATGGATTATCTATATGGGCAATAATACTAGGGCTGGCCGTCACAGCAGCTATTTGTACTTCTTTCGACGGATGGTTAATATAACGAATTACGTCTGGATGGGTTTCTACTGCCATTAATTTTACCTTTTCCGAGGCTACACCTTGTTGAAGCAGTTGTAAAATAATTTCAGGCTGTCGGCTAACCGCGATTAACTGTAATTTTTCCGACGGGTTTTTAATCATCATAATTGTAAACGCATCGTATTTAATAGCGAATTCTTTTATTTCTTCTGAAGGATTTTCCATATATCTTAAAACATAGGGATTTAAACGCAGTGCAATAAATTTCATTTCATCTGTCGGATTATTATAAAATCTATATGCGGCCGGATATGTTTTAATTGCCAACTTTATCATTAAATCGGACGGATTTTTAACGTGCTCTATATAATCTCCGTGAGTCGTTAATCGAGTTAATATAATCGCATCTACTGGCATTAACTTTTTAAATACTTCTAAAAATAGTGAACTATCGGCATATATCGCAATATATGTTCCTCGAATATAAACCTCGTTGCCATTAAGAAGTGCGCGTTCTAGTTCAGAGCTATTTTTAAAATCATATGTTTCTACAAAGGCATAGGCATTAAGAGTTTGTAAATCGGTTGCAAATCTAGAATTCGAGTAATCATATAGACCTAAATCCGACGTAAGATCTTGCGCGATCGGAGTCCACGTATATTTAAACCCGTCTAATGGAAAGATTACATATTTACGTCCATAAGAGTTAGCTCTATCTTCTGCCGAGGTGACAAATAAACTATTTCCTCGTCGTGCCAAAAATCCCGCGGCTTTTAACTTTTTATCGAGGGCGTGATGTATTGCTGGGAAGGTATCTTTTGGCATTCTATCCATGCGTGGCTTGCCAATAAAAATTTCTTTATTAACATCATCACGTAGACCTTGACCGCGATATAAAATTCGATGGGTGTCGTTATACATTGATAAAATAATTTTACATTTACGTTGAATAAACTCAGCGATTTCCGTGGCTCTATTTTTATCTACGTAGGTCGTTTGGCCAGATATTATTCGCCCGGGTTTAAAAATTTCATTAATTAGCACGATACTTCACCCCGTTCGCTTGCGCTATTTTAATTGCGGCAGCGCAAGCATGAGGAATATCATACACCACAAATGGAGCAGCAGTAACCGCGGCAATTTGAATTTCCTCTGAAGGATTTTGTATATACATAATCGCACTTGGATTTTGAGTAACCGCGGCTAATTGAACTTCAGGTGACGCCTGGTTTTTAAAAAAACGTAAAACTAACCCCTCACGGGATACAGCCGCCATTTGCATTTCTTTTGTCGGAAATTTAATAAATTCAATAACATCGGGAGTACTTTTTATCGCTATTGATATAAGTTTGTCACTCACAGATACTTGCTGTAATAAATTACAGAGAACCCATGGATCTTTGGCATTTTGCAAAGCAATTTTTTTTAATTTTTCACTAGGATTTTTAATTGAATTTATTAAACGAGGCTCATGAGATACCGCAATTTCTTTAACCTTTTCACTAGGATTTTTCAGATATCTGAATAACCATGCATTGTGTCTAGCTATAAAAAGTTGCATTTCTTCATCTTGATCCGTAACAAATTCAATTGCAGCAGGTTTATGTTTTAAGGCATATAGAATTAGTTTTCTAGAGGGATTTTTAACATATTTTAATGCTACTCCCGACGACGCGCAGGCGGTCAAAATCATTTTTTCCGTTGGATTTATAATATATTTTAAAAAATTCCCAGTTGCACGTAATACGGAAAGTATAATTTTTTCAGCCGTGGCATCACCAAATAATTCATACATAATAATAGGAAAAGATAATTCGTCTGCCCGTATAGCGATATATGCTCCATGAATGCAAACTTCACTACTCGATCGCAAGGCATTGTATATACCTACATTATTTTTAAATTTATATTTGTCAACGAACTCTTTTGCCGTTAGATTATGTAAATCTTCCTGAAAAGAATTACTATCCTCATAGTAATTTGATAAAGAATACTCGGCTGTTAAATCATTGGCTGCCGGAGTCCACATATACGAAAACCCATCAATAGGAAAAATAACAAATCGATCTCCATAATGTGCAATATCCATACCCGAAGCAGTTACAAAAATACTATTTTTTCGGAGAGCCGTAAATCCCATCTTAGATAGTTTATCATCAATTAATTTCTGATTACGCCGGTCGGTATCTCTAGGGCGTCGATCGTTAAACGGTTTTCCTATAAAAATATTTGACCCATTTTCATAGGTACCTCGATAAAAAATTCGATTTGTTTTACGATAGTCCTCTAGAATTTTTTTGCACCTACGTTTAATAAACGCAATTGCATCATTAAGCTGCTCCGGAGTCAATAATAATTTACCTCCGGGCTTTATTTCTCCATACTTAATAATTTCATTTATGTGCATTATGAATTCTTCCCTGAGTTATAGTTATGATATTTTCCTGGTATTGCTATAGTTCCAATTAACTCTGTAAATTCTTCGCAATAATACATTATTTTGGATGCGCACCAGAATTATGATTGTTAGGGGAGTGTTTATGAATTTCAGGAGTCTCTGCGCTATTTCTATTTCCCAATTTTTTACCTGGATGCCCGCATAAGGCCGACGCTTTATCAATCATATCTTGTTCTTGTTGGGTATAAGCTGCACTAAAGGCTTGATCTTCATATGGACCATAAGGAGCAATTTTTGGCTCATCAGGATAACTTGCAGCCATTATCATAGATCTCATGTGAAAATATTGGTCCCCGTTTGGGTACCAAGTAGGATTCGGTATCGCCGCCGATTGCTCAGGATGAATAGAACCGTGTGCTGTTTCGGCAAGCATCCCTAATCTTCTAGCACGTATTGGACTAATAGATCTTTCCATTATACATTACCAATTAGATTTTCTAATCCTCGAGTCGGAACTATTTCATAATTTTTATCTTTTAAAAATTGCTGAATAAGCTGGGTAAAATCATCTTCTTCATTAGCCTCTTCTAAATAGTCTGCTAACTGCCCAACAGGATCGTCGTCAGTAGCCGCAGGCTGGCTAAAATCAAATTGATGATCTTGCGCTGCAGGTTCAGTTGACGGCTCTACATCATTTTCGGCTTCCATTATTAGATCAGAATATGATCTAAGTAACTCAACACTATTTTTAACATTAGTCATAATATTCATCTCCCCACTTACCGGTTCCCTCACCAAAACATTCTGAACATGTTAGCCCTGCAACTTTACCTGTTCCGCTGCATCTAGAGCAAGCATTAAATTTCTTTTTTGCTGGCACATCAAGTAAATCATCCAAATCCTCATGCGATAATTCTGTTGAATCTACCTCGGGAAATGTATCTAATGAATCCATTGGATTACCTTTTTGAAAGGTTAAAGTTTGTAATAATGCTGTCCTGCCGGTACCTTCTTTTGAAAAGCCAAACTCATCATTTATTGCCCAATCAAACTTGCCATCTTTTGATACCGTGATAAAATCACCATCACCACGAGTAAAAACATGAGAAGAATGATTACCGGATTCTTCCTCTTCCGGACTATGCGTATATCCAAAATTAGCTAACTTACTTTCTAAATGTTTAAAATTTAATTGATTGGCCGTATATTTTGCATCATTTTCCGTTAATGATTCGCTAGGTACAGAATCAGCAAGTTTATTTTTAACTCGCTCTATTTCGGCTTTAATGGCATGCCTATTAGGAGCTTTTGCTGATACCGCCATATTATATCTTTTTTTCAATGCCGATAATTTTTCCCTAAGAGTTTGCTCTTCGTTTTCATTAATAACCGTTTCATTTACTCCTCGACGTTTTAATTCTTGTCGAATTGCTTTCTGCTGAAGTCCTGCAGGAGAATGCTTTGCAGTAGTATCTGGGTTTGCTAGCATCTTCTTTAATTCTGGGATTGTCATTTTTCTAACTCTAGATATAACGGATTTTGGTGTTGCATCCAATTCAGGATCCCATCCAGCAAGACCACGTTTCCTTGCCCAAGCCCTCATCCAGAGTTTTAAATTTACCTGCTAAATTTTCAGCAATTGCATTAACCTTTGCGTTCTCATGCAACGGTTTATCAATTTTATTAACCGCAACCTTCAATGGGTTATCACCAATACGATTTGGGAACATATCGTGCGACTGGCTCAATCCCTGAGTATCATCACACACCGCCCTCCAATGAGCAATTTGCTCATTTGGTTCATTCGCCCATGCTTTCGGCGCACCATTAAGCCCGGTTGATTTTCTAGAGGGCGTTAATGATTCATCAACCTTTTTATCGTTTGCTGTCTTGCAATTATCACACATCATTTTACCATCCTTCATTCTCCATCGAGCGGTTTTTTTGCAATCTGCTGCGCTGCACCTAACCCCGGGATGTTTAATTCTTTTTGGCTCCGCTGATTCATCAAGATAGGAATAAGAATCACCTTGATCAATTTTGCCACTTTTTAATTGAGCTCTAATTTGAGCTTCGGGAGTTTCCCCACCATGATTGTATTTAAACCCACAAGATCCGCATTTATAACTCCACTTTCCGGAAGCAATATAATCATCTTGGGATAATGGGTTACCGCAAAAATCACATTCGTGTCCCCGTGCATGAAATTCATTTAACTTCGATTCATTAAGATTTGGTACAACCTTAACATCCACAACTTCATTCTTTCCCTTAATAGCCGTGGCCTTAGTTACAGCAGATTCACGATCATCAAACTTAAACGCCTTCTCTTTTGAAGTAACCCATTTAGTAGGAGTTAAACTTAGATAAGTTACAGGAGAAGTTTTAGTCTTACGAGCCTGAATTGAGTAACTCTTTGCTTCATCTAACGTATGTTTTTTATCATAACATTTACTACATAATCCATTATATCTATCATTATGAATTACTTTGCCGCAATTTTGACAAACATCTTCGAAATCTTCATTGCTATCAAATTTTGATTCACTCATATTCATTTCAGTATCTGGTTCCATCAAAATTTCTTTTGGCTCTGCTTGAGAAATAGGAGCAGAAGAATTTAACCCAGATAATTCAATAATTCTAGCTAACTCTTCGGCTTTATCATTATCGGCTGTTATGGTAATAGACTTTCTACTGGTCTTGCTATCATAACTTGTGGTAATATTAACGCTAGATTCTTCCGGTTCACAATATTGGCATTCATCTAGAGGATCTCGATCACCATATATATCATGATAGCAGACATCACAAAGTAATCCTTCGTCACATTCATGATTAGCTACTCGTTTGAAACAACCCTCGCAATAATCATCCGCACCTTCTTCAAATTCGTCGTCTTCCCGATAGGCTTCTTTAATCTTTTTCATTTTTTTATCTGTAATATATCCTTGCCCATTACATTCTGGACAATTCATTTCACCGGTTCCCTTGCATTCTGAACACTTATCGTTTCCGGCATGGCCATTACATACCTGGCAAGGAATTACACCATCAGCCGTACAATTATTGCAAACGGATTCGGTTACTTTTTTCTTTCGAGAAATACTTTCTGATACAAAGGGCTTAAGAGCTGAATTACAATTACGACACTCAGTTTTACTCGAGTCGAATACTTCACCACAATTAGGACAATATTGCGCTTCGTCGTTTGACTCAGGCATACGAGCGGCATTTTCATCATCCTGCTGTGCTGCCCGGGTGTCAATATCCTCCTCTGATTCGTAATTGTCATTAAATGTAACTTCGTCTTCAAAATCATAAGAATTATCTGCGGCCATCGGCTGAGCAGCTTCGACTTCGTCATCGCTAAGATAAGTTCGAAGTAATTCCTCCCTGGTAGAATGCGTCAGATTTCTCCAGGAATCGCCATATTCATCATATAAACGATCACTTACCGCCTCCCTCGCACCTTCTCCATCAATTCCACGAACCGACATTAAATCGGGAGCAATTCCAGACCATACATCAAAAATACGATCACCCCAATTAGATGGGGTAAAATTTCCGGCTTCCTTAACTACAGAAGTGGGCGGCGTTGCACTCATAGTATTTGACTGTAATGAATTAAAAGTAGCTAATATACGACTGAAGTCGAAATTCATGATTACTCCCTATCGAGCAAAGCTCGTAACTTTAGGTAATTTATTTTTTGAGCTACCCATTGCAGATTTCTCACCTATCTTAAATTCAGGATCATTCAATGTCTTGCCTTTTTCTTTTCGTAATTCTTTTGGTATAATTTGATCTGTGCTTCCAGCGGCATTCTTAACCAATCTAGAATTATATTCGTCCCCGTAATTAGCATCGGCAATTACTTTATTATCTTGTTTTGGATAATCTTGATCCAATAATGCCTTATCGCTCGTATTAGCGGCAATTTCGAAATCTTCTTTATCCACACTAGCTTCGTGGTCGGAAGTCACAACCGAAACTGTTTCTAATTCGAGGCCAATGTTAGCGATTGTATGCCGAATAAATTCTGCCGGAGCAGGATAAGCAACCGAAACATTAAAAATATAAGTTTCCGGATTACTAATGCCTGGAAAATCTTTATCAACCCGCTTAATGGGTTGGCTACGAACGGCCGTAATATCAACTAATTCATACCTAGAAAGAGCCCGCTCGATTTTAGTTAATATATCGTCCGTTGGTTTAAACAAGAGCTTCACGGTATATTCGTAATTTCTAACACTTTCAAAAAGATATTCGCTAAATTTTTTCATTATAAACCTCTATATCTATTTATCAGGTTCTATTGGTTTCTTCAACAATTGAGCCAACAACTCATTACGGGTGAACGTAGTAGAATTGCCGTCTATGGGCTCTTCTGCTGATTTTGTTTTCCCATCAGCAACTTGCTTCTTAATCTGAAGAGCAATCATATCCAATTTTTTCTTAATTTTATTCGTACGAGCCGTAACGGCATGGCCTAACATATTTGCGGCAGCCCCCGCTATTTCTCCGGCAAATCGTTGTTCTATGTTCATCGAAAGATCCATTAAGTCTTTATGTGCTGTAATTGCATAATTAGCTAATTCATCAAGCTCTAAATCGGTCGCATCTAATCCACATACCTGAGGCAATGCAGCTTCAATTTTATCTAATTCCTTATATCGATCTAATGTCGCTGGTTGAACAACTTCAATCGCCATTTCTTTTACGGTATCATCGGCTAAACTCATAGGAGCAAGATTGAATTCTTCTTCTAGATTTGTATTAATTTTCATTTAGATTATTAAACTCCAATTAGCGGCAGTATAAGGACCGTCAACCGCTTGAATCCATGTGTTTCCGTTCCATTGGTACTGAACCCCATTACCGATATCCTCCACAAATTGAATATTACCAACATTATTATTTGCTGAAAATGTTGTTATCCATGCATTACTATTGCTATTATATGTGATAATATCGTTAATGTTAGCTGATGCCGTACCTACATATAAGGGCCATTCTGATATCAGATCAATATCTGTTTCAGTTTCTAAATCTGAACCAGATTCTATTATCAAATTAACATTTGCATAATTATCATATGGAAATTGACTTCCGATATTTCCCGTTAATAAATAACTCTGGCCAGATGTTGGAAACGGTAATCCAAAGCCAGGCGCGACTTCCATCGGATTTACAATGCCTGTTATCGGTGGGATTGTATTAATGGGTAAAGAAGTTTCATCAATATTATATAACATATTAGTTGAATCCGAAGGATCAATAGTAATAGTTCCGATAACTTCATTTGCATTATCAGCATAACTAAGAGATATCTGTGAAACTCCTGGTCGTAAATTTCCATAACTAGATAAAATAGCGCCCCAATCTTGAGGTTGACCATATACGCCCACAATATTAGGCGACGTTAATCCTTGTTTCAGTATTTTAATTATACCATTTTGCACAAAAATTCCATAGTTATTAAATGTTACTACTGATCGCGTGCCGAACATTAAATCATTGCAATCTGATAATTCAATAATATCTGTTATTACTTTAAAAATAACATTCATCTTACTAACACTAGCTGATAATGTCATCCAAATTGGAGATTCAAACTGTAGCGTCGTTATGTCATAGGTAGTATCGGTTCCTTGACCAACCGGTATTGTTCTACTAGACCAGATAGTATCTGTTAATTCAAGATAACTTAAACTGTCCCATGCCAAAAAATTATCGCTTTTCTGAATTTCCATCGCAGGATTAAACAGCGGCAAAATTTGTTCAAGAATTTGCATTTTTTGCTGCGTGTTACTAGTGACAATATCTAACCGCATTTCCATTTTATATGGCGCGGGCATAGGTCGTTTAATAGTATATGCATTTCCTTGTAGAGGTAAAAACGTATTTGATATAGGATCATACTGCCGCGTTCTTAAATTTTTTGAATCAACATACGTTGGATCCTGCGATCTACTTCTATCATATTTTAAATTATTAATATAGATGCTCATCATCGGAATAGTCGGCATCATATTTTCTGAGTTTAGTCGTTGAATTGTAGCAGCTTGCATTGACCCGTCACCCCAAATAATAGGTACGGTCATATACAATTGATTTCCCGATGCATCGACATTATATTGAACTTGCAATCCCGAGAAAACTCGAATCACCTGCAATATCCAATTTCTTAACTGCGCCGAATAATGAAAATTCTCTGGCATTATTTTTTACCTGGATTCTTAAAGAGTTCTAATTCCGTTAAAATTCGAAACGAGCATCCATTTTTAGCGGCATATGCTAATGCCGCATTCCATTTTGCATGATTCTTTAAAATCTGAGCCTGATTAATTTTGCTCTTTGTCTTTACTTGCCCTGTTTGATTAGTAGGCTTAATTTCGATAATTTCAGCATGTTTAACACCGTCTGCGTCAAGATAGATAATGAAAAAATCAGGAAAGTATCGTTTATTTTTTCCTGTTAATGGGTCTCTATATCCGATAGCTATCGATTCGCTTGCCCACTGAAGGATACTCGGATGGTTATCGAGAAATAGCATAAACGTAGACTCCCACGACGATCGGTATGTTGGAATTCGTTGGCCGATATATTTCTCTTTATTCTTTACCTGATATAAACCTTTTGCCCATTTTCCCATTATGCTGCGATCTCCCTTGCAATAAAAACAGGTGTTCCTTGATTTGATGCAACACCTATCAACGCATTCCGTGTTCTAACTGAATTTAATTGTGCAGCTAACATTATCGGGGAAATAGTTCCACTCTTAATTTGCTGAATTAGGGCCGCAGGAGTTATGCTCATGTTTTGGGCTATCAAAACATACATTTGAACTAATTCTGAGACTACCACCGCATTCGAGCTCTGGCTTTCAGCATAGGCCTGAACATAGTCGAAGTTATTACGTTCAATATAGGAATTTTTTGTTTTAATAATAGCCATTAATATTCCTCCTCAACAAAATAGGCGGGCCCAGAAAACCATAGTTCATGAGAATCAGTGAGTGTAGGCAAAACTGATAATTTATAAAGCCCGAAAAAATTTTTCCCTGGATTTAGCGCGTGACTAAGCGCTTGGGAAAAAGATGTAAATTTGCTTAACGTTTCAAAACTTATTGAAAAATTGTCGCATATGTGCTCTACAAAATCTTCTGATTTTAATAGTACATGCCAATTCTTATTTAAAGCGTCAATAATCTTTGAGACTGTTTGTATATTGTCTATGGGTATCATATCACAATAAGACGCGAACGATTTAAAGTAGTACGAAAAACTGCCAAGGTTTAAATTTTCAAATGCATTCCAAAAATCAGAAGTGGGGCAGACTCCCACTAGTGGGTTATTTAAAGGGTATACTTGATAAACAGTCCCATAACACGATGCGTCATCTAAATCAGATGTGCAAATAAAACTTTTTGATCTTTTAGGATATCGATTCCATTCAGGTAAAAAATTATCTATAATTAATGTATAATAATTTTCAGTATTTGCCGATACACGTTCTATAGTTCTGCTGTCTCCATATATCAGTTTATTGACATGTACGGTATTTATTCCTCGATAAATGTTTATAGGAGATGAAACCGCAATTGGACATTTTTCCGATAGAAAATTATATATATCGGATGCCTCGATATTAATTAATGTTGCTTGAGGACTATTTTCTTGTATTTCAAAGATTCTCATTATACGCCAACCGATAATGGTGGATTACCACTTGTTCCAAATCCCTTAGCCGCTGTCGGTACTCCAATAATTGAACTTCCGGATGCGACTTCGACTGCCGAATTCAATAAATTAACACCGCCACTAGCTTCTGCCATAACTGTTGCAACCGAAGTTATTCCGCCTTTATTACTACCTACAGTAGAAGCTAATCCGATAGCACCCTCGGTTGTATTAATAATAGATGAAATTGCTGATCCTATACCAGGCTGTCCTAGCGGGCTTTTAGTATTATCGAATAATGTTGCAGTAACCGAATCCCAGCTTGCAACTTCATCGTTATTTAGATGCCCAGAATTATACAATACAGTTTCATATTCTATTGACATTTTATTTGTCATGTATTCAGACGTGCCAAAATCTAAGGTATCATGCTCAAAACTGGTAATAACAGGATTTACAAGTACAAACTCATTATATTCAGGCCCAATGGTTTTATTAACCGATCTATTAAATTGATAAATTCTAATACTTTCAAAAAATGAATTTGTTCTGTTAAAACTAGATCCTGGGGCGGCTTGTAATTGGACTCCGGTAGACGTTGTTTTAGAAGTATCTAATCCAAAACTGCCAAATGTCGGGCTATAAACTGAACTAATATTTCCGGTTGATTGATCCCATTGAGATGGTATATTCATTCCTTGTGTTTGGGAAGAACTCCAATTAACATAATTGGGGTCGGCATTCATATATTGATAATATGCATAAAGAAAATGATCGATTACATTGATAGTATCGTCCCACATTGTAATTGATATTGGCTCATAATTTGTCTTAACTGTATTTAAAGACCATCTATTATATTGATTATTTTTCTTAACCTCAAATTTAATATTTGGTAATGAAACTGTTCTCGCTAGCACACCTAACACCGGAAGGTTTGCTGATTTCCAATTAATTCTATCGCTGGAGGTAGCGGATGATAAACTTTGATTTACTTGCGTTACAACCGCAGGATTCAGTTGAAAATAAATATGAAACCAATTTTTGGATTTAGGCAATAAGCTACTATTATTTGGTCCAAAAATTTTAGCCGCGTGTCGATAATCACGCAAATTAATATCTGGTTGCGATGCATATTGCAAGGTTGAAAGGACAGATTGAAGAGTTCCCATGTAAGTATTTATGCGATAGCAGACAAAGAGAATGGGCTGAAAAATTCAGCCCATTCAAACAAAATATAATTTAAATTGCGATTGTGCCTAATGTCCGACTGATTGCACTACCGATACCGAGGGGAGATTGTAGCGCGTTATCGAATCTAACTGTCATTTTAATAGTCAATGGGTCAGATTTCGAATAATCATTGTCGCCGTAATCTACATTTGTTAGCCAGCATCCAACTAGATCATATGTTTCGAGAATTACTGGCTCGTTAGTACCATTTCCGCCATCCAATACTTCATATAACATTTCGAACTTATAATCAGTGGCAGATGAAGCGGAACTCTGATTCTGGAAATCAAATTGCTTCTGAATTTGCTGCCCAACCAATGCCGATACTTCACCTAGCATATCATCACGCAGCGTAATATCTGTGGGATCCCAAGCCGGCTTGCCAGCGTAATGAACTTTACTACCATAGATATCTATTGTTTGTTCATCAAATTTCAATGAAGGGCGTTTTACATTCATTACCTGTTTTGTTAATTCGGTTGTCTGATTTGCAACGCCGAAGCCGATAAATAATGCCCGAAAACGATATGATAATTTAGGCATTAGCAGGCCTTGGCCCGATGCCGGAATTCCGATATCAGATAGTGGAACTGTAAAATTTAGAAGGCTCGCGGTTCCCATAATTTTAATCTCCTATTACATAAATCTGTTACTTGTATTTATACAAGATTCAATTTTTTCTAAAACACAGTTCCAAAAGCAAAAATAAATAGTGACAATAGGAGAATTTAATGACAGAACTCTGTAAAATTGCAATAAAATATGGATGTGATAAAGAACCATCAAATTATCATCACTACACTCCCTTCTATTACGAGTTATTCAAAAACAAACCAGTTAAAAAATTACTCGAAATAGGAATTTTTCGAGGATCAAGCCTTAGAATGTGGAGAGATTTTTTTCCCGAAGCTGAAATTTTTGGTCTGGATATTAATACTTCATGTCTAATATCTGAAGACAGAATTCATTCTTATTACTGCGATGCCGGAAATGAAGATTCATTAAATGCTATCTCCACCAAATTAGAGGGAAATTTCGATATTATTATCGACGACGGATCACATTTTATTGAGCATCAAATTTTAGCCGCAAATACTATGCCAAAATATCTAGCAGCAAGTGGAATTTTTATTATTGAGGATGTATTACATATAAAAGAGGTATCGGCCAGTATTATTTTACCGCACGAAATTAAAACATTTGGGCCGCATCCGCCAGACGATAATTTAATTATCATCGATAATAAAACGGACTGAAATTATATAATTTCAATCCGTTTTATTATTCTTTTAACTAATTAATATTGAATTGCTCCGCCGCCCAAATCTGTGCCAGCAGCAGAAACTGTTACAGGAATATAAATAAATTCGGCTACGGTGATCGGTGCAATTGCAACCGCCGCCCAAAGTTGATTATTCTCTATAGCTGACTGAGTATTGATATCTGTAGAAACATCCACCGCCCAATCAGAAATTGCTCTCTGAGATTGTAATGACTTTAATAACTTTCCGATATCGAAACCAAAATTATGGCGTGTTATTGAATCATTTTGCTCAAAAGTAAATGAATTAGCAAGACTATTCAACATATTTCTCAAATAGATTACTAATCGAGCAACATTGATTCTATTTAATGCTGTTGGCTCACCGTTAATTAGTGCTGCTCGTGTTTTCTGTCCATAAAGTTCTAGGCCAGTTCCAGGAACATTACTAATTGGATTTACACTAGCTGGGTATAGAATGTCACGCAAATTCTGCGCTACGGAATTAACTACAAAATTACCGGTTTGCCCATCTACATATCCAATAGAAGTTGCATTAGTCACTAATCCTCGTTGCGGGCCTGCTGGAGCAAACCAGGGATATGATTTGGCATCGGATTGAATAATTGTTGGCACCGCCATGAAACTAGCAGGAACAACAATTTTATTTCCACTAAGATCAGTCGTTAATCCTGATGGATAATATGTTGCTGCGTAATCATAGAATGTAACTAATCCGTCTACTCCATCCGCAGGAGCAGCATTAAGATTATTGGCCCAAGTGTTAATAGCATTTGCATTCGCGGCTAGTGTCATTGGGCTATCAGCCACAATAAATGCCGTTTCTCCCCTATTAATATTCAGCGTAACTAATGTTGAAAGTAATTCTGGATACCCGGGACAAGATATTAATCCAAAATTATAAAGTTCCTCTAATATCTGATCACTATTCTCAATGGCGGCAACCAATGTTTGTACAACTACATTTCTCTGAGCCGCGCTTCCTAGATATGCCACACCACTTTCATTATTACCGCTAGCAGTTACCCATGCGGCAGTTTCTGAAGCATTAATCAAATGATTAGTTGTAAATTGTTTAACATTCATACCGCTTCGTCGTGTATTAAACAATAAGGTTCCACGCGGATACAATGCATAACTAGGTGCATCTGAATCTAAATAATTGCTAGTTAACAATGTACTAATCGGTGTAAACGTGCTCGTTGCTGGATCGACATTACCGGTTGTTGCCCAACGGGCATCCGCAAAAACAACGCCGTTGCTGCTTGTATGATCGACGTTATTAATTTTAATCCATGCGCCACTTTGATATCTGTTAATATTCGGAAGATTAGTTATATCGGAAGTGTTAATCCAGATATCACCATTAACTACAACATTACCGGTAGACTGATACACCGGAACAGTTGCACTTACAATAGGACCGCTAGGATCTGTTAACGTTAAATTATATCCTCGTGCTTCTAGATTAGCGGTTACATTTCTATATCCTAGCCATGCTGTACCAGTATTAATCATGATATCGGCAACCGTAGGGTCGTCATAAAACCATAATGTACCATTGGCAGGATCTGACGTTGGCGCTGTTAAACTTTCAACATAGGAAGGAGTTACCCAATTACTTACCGTTGCGAAAGTAACACCGGTTGTTAGAAGACCAACCTGCTCTAATGGTGTATTTGCTCCGTCATATAAGCAAAAAGAACCACCGTTCGTATTCTGAATTTCAATAGTATTGAAATGAGTAAAGCCAGCCGAAATCCCGGTTAAACCGGCTGCGTTAACTGCATTAATTAACGCATTTGCTGTCGATCCGGCAAATGAAATTACTACATTACCTGTGTATTGATTACTTCCTGGAACCGTTGTGTTAATGGTAAAGGTAAACGGTGCTGATCCAGTTAGATTAACATTTGAATTTGTACCAGACAGCGTGGTTGCGCCTGCCTGGCGTTCTAGCAAGGTAGTAGTAAATGCTAGTGTTCCAGCATTTGCAGCAAATGTACCCGCTGGAATATTAATACCGCCACCGATAGGATCTAAGATATAATTAAGAATTGCATCGGATGATCCAATTGTAACAACCTGCGGTGTCCAAGAATTGCTAGCAGAATTATACACCTGAACGGAGATATTTGCACCGCTTTCTGGTATAGAAGTATTATACCATACACTTCCGGTTGGTTCTGGGGTTGCATCTGTTGCATTCCATTTCGGCACATTTGTGTATGGACTAACCTGATATGCAGCCGCATAAATGTTTGCACTAGCAATTCCGAGTTGTAACCCAACATTACCCGATAATGATAATACACTATTAGGGGCAGCGCTGGTAACAGACAGTGCTAGGCGGTTTCCAATAGAAAAAGCATTCACGCCTGGTACATTGGCCGCTGTAATTTCAGAAATTGTAGTTATAAGATTTGCGCCAGATAATACAACGTTAGTTCCGTTTAAATCTAGTACACCAGAAATATTTGACGGATTTACAACGGCGCCAATGACTGCCGGAGTAACGGCTTGCCATGAAGCTGTTCCTACTTCGACCCAATTTCCTAAATAATCCTGCTTCCAAACTGGGTTGCTGGTGTTAGTCAAAACTACAGAATAATCCCCCGGTTTTCCAATCGTATTAACGGGTACACTGGTATTTGCATCGGAAGTTTGTGAGGGATCGGTAACAATCCAAAGTTTTCCCTGTCCAGATGTATTTGTTGTAGATATTGCTGCAAAACTCTGACTTGCCGCATTATATTCTAAAATACCCCATTTTGTGCCTGCGGCATTAAGCCAAATTGTTCCGTTGGCTGGAGTGCCGACCGGAGGTGCTAACGTACCAGTTAATGCATTTAAATCTACAGGAGCACGTAAAATATAGGCGGCATCGGAAACACCAAGAGCAGAATAAGCGGCCATTAAGCCATACTCATTTTGTTCTGATGCATTTACCGGGGTCCCTTGTACATTTTGAAAAATAGGAGCGCCAAAGTCATTAATTAATGATCGTTGGCTCGTTTCAAGAGTAAGAAGACCGGCAGTGTTAGCCGTTGTATAAGGTGCAGTAACTCCACTAGGATTTGTTTTATTCTGCGCTGTTGCAACTACAAAAAGAGGAGCGGTGCCAGCCGGAGCACTTAGATACTGGCTCTCATCTATTACGGTGACCTGCGCACCTGGGCTTTGAAGAGTTGAACTCATTTGATTTTCCCTCACTTGTAAATCTAATAAACTTATATTGGTATTTAGCAACCTGACCTCAAAATAGCCGTTTTAGACGTCTCTAATAATTTCGCCGATTCGTTCTTTCAAATAAGGTAAATCGAAATTATTGTCGATTACATAGTCAACCTTTGTATTAATCCAACCCCATTCAGAAATATGAACACCCGGATAGTCAATGCTCATACGATTATCTGTTGCAATATTTTCTCCCGACTTAATTACGGCTACCGCCGTATCGTGCCATTCGGGTAATGGTCCGCGATCAACTCTACACAAGGTAGCATTTACGTTAGTTAATACCTTAAGTTCATTTATAAATCGGCAATCACTAATAACAAAATCTAATTTTGAATCAACTAATTTTCTTTCTAACGAGGCAACCCATATATCTTGATGAAACATATTTCTATTAACATCGGTTCCCCAATTTTGTAATACCCATCGAGGAGTTAATTCAGGAATACCAAGGCGATTGGACCACCAATCATCTATTTGCTCCCGCCAAACACGACTCGCTTTTGTTTTTCCATCTAACATTTTTAACGGCCAGCCAAAAATAATAGACACGGCTTCTTTTAATGAATCTGCAAATGCAACCTGATGGAATCCATAATCGTTTACTAAAATATTACTTACTGTGTCTTTACCTGATCCAATTAAACCAAGTAAGCCAATAATTCTACCCATAATACGATCCTTTTATGCGTTTGCTAACTTATCTATATAATCTAATAATGCCAGAATAACATCTGGCGACGCGGCGGTAATAAAATTAAGATTATTCTTGCCATTCCAATCTGGTTCAAGTCGGCCTAATAAGTTAAGGCCATGAAAGCCAATTTCACATCCCAAATTATGGTCTGCATATTGGCCTCTTCCAGCATACAATGTAGGCGGATCATCCTCCCAAGTCCAGGTTCCGCCCGTTGCTAATTTTGATTTTTCTCTTAAGTCGGTTAGTAATTCAGTTGTAATTTCCATATTAATATTATATAACATGTAAAGTAAAAATACAAGTCTTATTGTATCAGCAGACCCAATGGTTGCTCACCAAAATGATACAGTGTTATCTGTTCCATTAACTTATCGATCATAGCTTGCCCTTCAGTCTTTAATTCTGCGCCGTTAAGACTCGTACCACCGGAAGGCCCAGGAATTTGGGAAAACTTTGCTCTTGCTTCGCCTAATGTTATTTTAGCAACAGCTAGAACATACTCCTTAATAAAAGTTAAAGTTCTAGGATCACTTAATAACTGAACTTCGGGTTTATAATTATAAATTTGAAGAAGCAAACTTTCACCCGTTCCCCTAGGTTGGCGAACTAATGTAAGTTTTTTAGTCATTGAATTGTAATTAAAATCAATTTCTCCGCCAAACTGTCTTGATACCATCGCTTGATAATCAGTGAATAATTCGAAAGATAATAGTCCACCAGCGGAATCTAAAGTGTTAAGTAGATATGTGTTCAGCCATCCGCCATAAAAGGGATCAAATTGAGACCCGGCATTACCTAAATCGCCAATTGACCGTCTCCAAATCTTAACAACAAATTGAACCTCATCCGGTAGTGTATAAACCTGAACATTTGTTTGGGTTGTCAAGAATGCGTATGATTCTTCTACTGCGGCGGAACTACGTGTTTGAAAAACTTCAATTGCTCGAGTTAATGCATTCTGTAAATGCTCGGCATCTAATTCAACTTCGATCATGCCCTCACCTAATCGTTGAGTTACATAATCAAAGACTCGCTGTCGAAGTTTCGCTAGTGAAACTGAATTTTCATCATTTTTATTTTCCATAATAATTACTCCAAGCCCAAGGCAGTTAATATATCTTTTATACTATGACCATGATGATTATAATCGAGCGCAACATAAGATCCGGAAATTAATATTTCACACCCCATTCTTATGGCATCCGCTAATCCGACACTATTTTTATATTTGTACTGTTCGGCAAAATTAAAAATTGGCTTGTTAATGTCAAACAACGAAACCTCATTGAATAAATCACGAACTTTCGGAGACCATGTATACGAAAACCCATTAACAGGAAAAATTACAAAAGTATCACCATAGTTTTCTGCTGCAAAGAGATTACCCGTGCAAAAAATACTATTTGACCTCAACGCCTTAAATCCAGACGCCGCGAGGCTGCTATCCACTATTTTTTGAACCTCCATCGAAGTATCCATTGGCTTTCGATCGTCTCGGCTTTTACCCAATAAAATATATGATTTAGCGTCTCTTATGCCGCGAAATAGAAAGTCGCCATTTTTGCAATCGTTGTTATAAACTTTAATTATATCTGAACAATGCGTCTGCATAAAAGAAACTAATGCTTTCGCTCGAGTCGAAAGCATCCATTGTTCTTCGCCGTGTTTTAATTTTGTATGATCTAATACTTCAGATAAGCGCATGTTTGTATTTATGTGTACATATAAATATAAGAGAGGATTTAATAATGCCAAGAATTTCTTTATGGTCTAACGAAAAATACGGTCAAGACGCCATGTGGTTTGATAAGCATATATATGAGCAATTCACGATGGGCGGGGTGGACTTATATGTCCATAAATATCTCGGCGCAGAAAATCCAAATACCACAAACGACGCTACCCAACCAAATTATCCAAATTTGTCGGCGCAGAATATACAAGATATTCTCTTACTTGAAAATAGGGATCGAAAATATTCGCAGGATATATATCGAGTTAGAGGTTACTATTCTCCGGCAGATTTGGATCTTGATCTAAGTCAATGGGGATTGATGATCTCGAGCGGAACATTATTCATAACCGTACACCTTAATAGTATGGTAGATACTATTGGTAGGAAACTAATGTCAGGGGATGTTCTAGAATTACCGAACTTGAAAGAATTTTATAGTTTGGACGAAACTGTGCCCGTTGCCCTAAAAAGATTTTATGTAATTCAGGAGGGAACTAGACCGGCAAATGGTTTTTCCCCCACCTGGTGGAATCACATTTGGCGATTGAAATGCACGCCAATGACAGATGCGCAAGAATATGCAGATATTTTGAATCAAGTCGTCGTTGGTGTTAATGGAAATCCGGTGTTAATAAATGGCAACACTACTACCTACGGAAATATCACAAGCTCGATTGGTCAATATCAGAGTATAGATTCCGCAATTATTGAACAGGCCGAATATGAAGTACCGGAATCCGGCTATAATACAGATCCATTATGGGCTCCACTATTTGTTGGTGGGAAGCCTAAGAATGGACCATTGCCGGCAAATGCTAGTCCTCAGCAAAAATTCAGTGGATATCTTGTGGGCAACGGGGAAGCTATTGACGGGTATTCAGTGACAACAGCTACCGAATTTCCAAATAATCCAATTATTGGACAATATATTTTAAGACAAGATTACTTTCCAGCAAGGCTTTATAGATGGTCTGGTATAAAATGGAAATATGTAAATTCCAAAGTCAGAACCCCACTAACACCAGGAAAAGGTCAAACGCAGAGAGACCAATTCATTAACAATTCAAATACTATTGTTAATAGCTCCAATATTTCTATGCCAGTATTACAAGATTTATCGACCCTGCTCCGACCAGATAAAGGTGGTAATTAATGAAATCTGCAGAATTTTTAATTGAGTTTAACGGAACGAAAAAAATAGCAAACACTAATAATCTACTCAAAATACTCGAGAATGATTGTTCAGAAGCGTTATCGGCGAGTAAACACGGAAACAAAATTTTTAAAGGCTTACGCAATTTAAATGGAAATTTTTTTCTAGCGGATCCGACTAAAAAAATAAGACATAGCCGTAATACTAATAACTATTATACTTTATTACTGGATAATTTGCCGAGTTGGGCAAATTATCCAAAAAGAAGTAATAGTTTAATTTGTACGAATTCTAAGTGGAAAGCAGATTTATACGGAGCAGGTTATGCGGTTATACCGGTTAATGGTACCGAAATTGCCGTGTGCCCGGCTGATGATATATGGTTTAGTTTTAAAGCGAATAATATATATAGTTTAGGAAGTTTTAATAAACTATTTAATAATCACCAAATATCGGAAAAAAATTACGTTGATTTTCTAAAATCTTGTTTGCGTGAAAAAAATTATTTATTAAGAGATTTTAATAGTTTTAATTTTCGCGAACTCGCAATAGCCTTTAAAGATGCACAATCAATAAGTGACTTTGAAAATATTTTTAATAAAATATTTGACCCGACCACCAACGGATTTAAAAAATATAACCTCTCAAACATGAATATTGGCGATGAAAGTCGAGAAATTTGGACTTCAGGTAAATCGTATTTAATTAATACAGAGTCAATGTTCTATAAAACTAATCTAGAGACCTATAATGGAGATTACTAAATTAACTAAATTAATAAAATTGGGAACAAAATATGTTGTCTATTTGTCAAAGTTTACGATTACGTTAGGTGTATTATGATTATTGGGGCTGGCGCACTGGTTTATGCTAAAGAAACACATCGAGCTCTTTTTTTACTTCGTAATAATACGAAAACAAGAGGAACCTGGGGAATACCGGGCGGAAAAATAGTTGAATCGGAATCTATTATTACAGGATTACATAGAGAATTATTCGAAGAATTAGGAGTTAATTTATCCTTTACTAAATATTATCCATTGGACGTATACACTTCGCCTGACGATAAATTTAAGTATTATTCTTTTTTGCTGCAAATAGAAAATGAATTCTTACCAATTCTTAACAATGAACATAGCGGATATTGCTGGACTAAACTAGATAAATTTCCAAAACCCTTACATCCCGGTCTTTTTTCAACCTTAAATATTTCTGTTATTCAAGAGAAAATTAAAATCATAGAAGAAACGCTATGATTTTTTTCCTAAATATGATTTCAATATACCAGTAATTTTTGCCGGTGAATATACAACACATATCATTAAAATTGAAAAATAACACAGAGACATAATATTTGGTGGTATATTTTTAGTAACAACTATTAGATACACCAAAATAGCTAATGATGTCCAAATAATAGATAACGTGCCTAATCTCGCAGTACTGCCTGAGCCATTCTCGGCGGATAATACCGACCGCATAAAGGGCTTATCCCAATTTGACATATTAGGATTATAAGTTTCCGCTCCGGTATCATCTTCTTCGGATAGTTCAACATTCTGCACATTTTGAACATTCTGTACATTTTGCGCATTTTGCACATTTAAAGTTGATGACGTTGCTATCGCTTGCTCAGGTAATATCATATCTTTCACCCCAATAATATTTATGCGATTATTATGATATTACCGAAGTCATTAATTAATCGCTGCTCGTTATATTCCAATAATAATTCAATTATTTTCATATTAGTATTTATATAAATAGCTATATGAAAATAGCCGAGATAAGTAGAACTTCGAACAATGTTATAGAACGAGAAATGATTGGCTCACAATTAAGAGATATATTAATGTCCGATCAATCATTGGCAAAAGAAATTAAATATTTGCCTATATCTCGGTTACGCGACGAAATTCATTTAACGTTATGGGCTGATAAAAAATTAATTGGCGATCTAGAATTGCAGCAAAATCCATATAAAGAGAATCAACTATGGTTAATGCACGTC